TGATAAGGAAGAATTTGAAATAGAGGATAAAAATATGGATTTACAAGATGTTGAGTTCCGTGTAAGTTTAGAAGAAATCATTGGCGATCTTAATGAGAATGAAGTTAAGGTATTGGATTCTTTTTTAAATAATGAAGAAGTTGATTTAGAAGAATTGAATATGACAAAGAAGCAATATGAAGAATTAAAAGAAAGACTTAAAAATATTCTTATTGATAAACTATGGGGAAAATGATATGAATGAATTAGAGATTGAAAATAGTGTTGTAGCTAAATATGTTGAGGGATTAAGTGCAACACAGATAAGTAAGAGTTTAGGAATTCCAGTAGCAGAAGTTAAAAAGATATTAGATAAGCTTCAAAAAAATACTGGAGAGAAATTGGCAGCTGTTAATGATTTTATGATGGAGCAAGATTTAGATAGTAGTTTAGCAGAATTGATACACGAAAATACAAAGGCAATGAAAACTATATCAAGGCAATCACAAGATCAGGATTATATAGCAGCACAAACATCAGCATCATTAGGACAATTATATGAGAAAATTGGAAACTTCACTGTTCGACTTCTCGAGGCAGCAAGTTACGCAAAGACAAGAGAAAGTAAGTAATATTGGCTCTTTTTTGGATTATTTAAAAGAAACATTGCCATCAGGTTGGGATAGTTCTCCAAAGCATATTAGATTAATTTGCGAGTATTTAGATAAGGTAGAAAAAGGAGAGATAGATAGATTAGCTATTCATATGCCTCCTCGCCACGGTAAGACTGAAACTATTACTGTTAGATATTCTGCTTATTGTATTGAGAAAAGACCACAGCATAATGTTCTTGTCACTGGTTATAATGAAAGAATTGCTCGTAGATTTAGTAGAAAAGCAAGAACTATTGTAAGAGGTAGAAAGTCATTAAATAAAGATAATTCTGCTCAAGATGAATGGAGTATGCCTGAAGGTGGTACATTTATGAGTAGAGGTGTTAGTTCTCCTCCTACTGGTGTTGGTTTTCGTACTGTAATTATTGATGATGCAATTAAAAGTAGATCAGAAGCAGAGAGTGAGCATTATAGAGAACGTGCTTGGTTATGGTATCAAGATGATTTATATACAAGATTAGAGCCTGGTGGAAGTATTATTATGGTTTGTACAAGATGGCACGAAGATGATATTGCTGCTCGTGCTGTAGCTTCTGAACCTAACAGATGGACTATATTAAATCTTCCTGCTATTTGTGAAGAAGAGAATGATGTTTTAGGTAGAGAAATTGGTGAAGCATTATGGGAAGATAGATATAGTGTTGAAGATTTACAAAGAATAAAAGGAATTTTGACAACTACTGAAGGTGAATATTCTTGGAATGCTTTATATCAGCAAAGACCATCTGGAAAAGAAGGTAGTTTCTTTAAGCCTACTAATATAAAGATAAATAATGACAATTTCCTACCTAAAATCGTTAGAAAAGTAAGAGCTTGGGATTTAGCTGCATCTGAAAGAAAAGGCGACTATACTGTAGGTTTTTTGCTTGGAATTGACAGTGAAAATAATGTTTGGGTTATGGATTGTGTAAGAGGTCAATATGATTCGCACAATAGGGATAAAACTATTCTTCAGACAGCAATATTAGATGGTAAAGAAACACCTATTATTATTCCTCAAGATCCAGGTCAAGCAGGTTTATCTCAAAAGAAATATTTTTTAAGATTATTATCTGGTTTTGCAGTATTAAGTAAGCCTGTAAGTGGTAGTAAAGAAGTTAGAGCTGCTCCTTTTAGTAGTGCTGTAAATGGAGAAATGGTTAATTTTATTAAATCTACTTGGAATAAAGTAGTAATTGAAGAATTAAGGAGTTTTCCATCAGGTAAAAACGATGACTGTGTTGATGCTCTTTCTGATGGTTACAATTTCTTATTTACAAGAAATAAAACTAATTGGGGCGCAGCATAAGATAGAATATTATAAGTTTAAATAAATAGGAAACAATTATGGGATTATTTGATATTTTTAAAGGTAAAGCATTTCAGAATGGTAATATTTCTGGAAATTTACCTGTACCTATAAACAGTAGAATAAACTATGGTTTTGGTGGTTATGGTTCAGGTGAAATTTTATCTTTTTTACAGAGAAGATTGCCTGGTAGTTTAAGAGACTGGAGTAAAGAAGCTGGTGATCTTGGTTTAAATTCTATTATTTCTATTTCTATGGATTTTTATATTAGAAACTGGACACAAGCTAAATTTAAAGTAAAAAAGCAAATAAATGCTAATGAATTTGAATATATTGATCATCCTATTATTGATTTATTAAATAATCCTGATAAAAGTGTTACTGGTAGTGTTTTTTGGTCTTATGTTGTTCAAGATTATAAGCTTTTAGGTAATGCATTTGTAAGAAAGATTAGAGTTGGCGGAGAAGTTGTTAGATTACAATATTTGCCAGCTGATATGATGAAGCCATATACAGAAAATAAAAATGATATTAGTTATTGGGTTTATACTGTTGATGGTGAAAGTTTTAGAATTTCAGTAGAAGATATTATTCATTTTAAGTATTTGAGAGATCCTGATAATATCTTTTTAGGTAGAAGTCCAATTACATCAGTTTTGCGTGAAATTGCCACTGATAATGCTGCTTCTTCTACTGCTTTTGGTTTAATGAAGAATAATGCGCTTCCAAGTATTATTTTAGGTCCTGATGCGAGTGATTTTACAGTAGATATTAGTCCGGATGATGCTCGTACTGTAAAAAAGCGTTTAATGCAGGATTTTGTTGGTGATAATGCTGGCGGTGTTGCAGTTATGACAGGAGCTTATAAGTTAGATAGAATTTCTTGGTCTCCTGAAGAAATGGTTTTAGATAAGATTAGAAAGATGCCCGAAGAAAGAATTGTTGCAGCAATGGGCTTAAATGTGATGGTTTTAGGATTAGGATCAGGTTTAGAGCATTCTACATATAGTAATTATGAGAGGGCACAACAAGCTGCCTGGGAAGATGGTATGATTCCTCTTCAAAATCAGATAATTGAAGTGTTAAATAACACTTTAATGTATGAATTTTCAGAAACCACATCACAAGATACTTTATGTTTTGATTATAGTAATGTAAAAGCATTAGCAGATGATGTTGTAACACAAAGTTCAAGAGCAGAAAGATTATTTGTTTCTGGTATTTGTACTCGTGCTGAAGCTAAAAGGATTGCTGGTCTTCCTGTTTTACCTGAAGATGAAAATGTTTATTTCAATTCACCATATACAGCTACAAATGGTGAAAGAAGTATGCTAACTAATCAAACAGACTATAATAATGTAAATAAAGCATTTGCAAATGAAATAGCTGAAGCAATTTTAAATGCACCAATAAATAAAAGTATTAAAGCATATCCAACTGATGGTATGAAAACTGCTGCAAAGAGAGCTCTTCAATGGAAAGAAGAAGGATTTGATGGTGGTACAAGAGTTGGTTTAGCTCGTGCAAATCAAATTGTTAATGGTGAAAATTTATCTGATGACACAATAATAAGAATGTATAGTTTTTTTAGCAGACACGAAGTAGATAAAAAAGCAGAAGGATTTAATCAAGGAGAAGAAGGTTTTCCAAGTAATGGAAGAGTAGCCTGGGATCTTTGGGGTGGAGATGCTGGTTTTAGTTTTGCTAAAAAAAATAGAGATAGAATATTAAGAGAAGACGACGAAAATTAGGATTTAATTATGGAAGAACTTGATGAAAAATTAGTATATTTTGGTGATTCTATTAAAGTTGTGGGAAATGTAGTAAAAGGTTATCTTGTTAGATTTGGTAATCCTAAAGATACAGATCTTGAAGGAGATTATTTTACTTCAAAAACTGACTTTGGAAGACCATTATCAGAAGGTAAATCTTTCGCATTAAATCTTTATTATCATCACGGTGCAGATAAAGTTATTGGTACTAAAGAAATTGGCACTGGTATTGTAAAAATGGATAATGTTGGTTTGTGGTATGAAGCTCAAATCAATATGAATAATGAATATAATATGATGATTGCTGAACTTGCTAAAAAAGGCAGGTTAGGTTTTTCAAGTGGTGCTGCTGGTCATATGGTAGAAAGAACACAAAAAGGTTCTTCTAATGAAATTTTAAGATGGAATATAGCTGAAGCTTCTTTAACTCCAAGACCAGCAGAATCAAGAAATATGGCTACAATTAAAAACTTGAAAGAATATTATAATGAAGAAGGTGAATGGGTTCCTAAACATCCATCTGAAAAAAGTGAAGACGAAATGGAAGAGCCTTTAGATCCTGCTAATATTTTTGACGGTATTGAAGAAGATATGTTATTTGATAGTTTAGAATGTTTAAATGAAAGATTGAATGAAGCTATCAAAATGTATTTAGAAAATAATAGTGCTGTAGATTTAGAAAAACTTTTTGAAGATTATAAAATGTATTCTATTTCTACTATAAATAATTTTATGTCAAAAGGTATGGATGTTGAAAAAGAAGTTAAAAACTTGTTGAGTAAGCAACCACATAGACCTAATGATGTTAGAGATGCTGAAAAAACATTGCGAGAGGTAATGTGTTTATCACGCAGCGAGTCTAAAAAGCTCGCAAATGTTCTTTGGAATAATTTGTGCGATGCAAATTTTATCGAAGAAGAAGTTATTGAAACTAAAACTGTTGAAGAACAGGAAAAGTTAGAAGAAAACAATAATATTAAACAAATGCTTCTCAAAAAGGCAATGTTAGATTTAATTGGAGATTAATATGAATATAGAATCACTCGAAGCTAAAAAGAGAGAAAATGCTCTTAAAGCTAAAGAAATTCTTTCTTCTGAAGAGGGAAGTGTTGAAGAAGCACAAAAGTTCCTTTCTGAAAATGAAGAAATTACAACTAAAATCAATGTTTTGAAGGCTGCTGATGAGCAAATCCTTCCTGTAATTAATGAGGTAAAATCTGTGGAAAATACATCTGATATTATTCTTCCATTATCTGCAAGTTCATATAAGAGCTTGCCATTTAGTGGTGAAACTGGCTATGAAAAAGCTAAAATGGGTTATGCATTTGGTATGTTTGCCCTTTCAACTCGTGGTAATAAGAAGGCTATTAAGTGGCTTTCTGAAAACACTTCTTACAAAGCAGTTAACGAAGGTACAACTACCGCTGGTGGATTTTTAGTACCAGATGAACTTGTTGCTGAACTTATCTTTTTGCGTGAGCAATATGGTGTTGTAAGACAAAATGCTACTATTAGAACTATGAGTTCTGATACTCTTTGGATTCCAAAGAACTCTGCATCTACAACTGCTTACTGGGTTGGTGAATCAACTGCAATTACTCAATCACAACCAGTTTTTGATCGTGTACAGGTTCTTGCGAAAAAACTTGGTATTCTTACTGCTGTAACTTCTGAAGTTAATGAAGACTCTATTATTGAGATCGGAGCAGCTTTAGCGCAGGATATGGCCTGGAAGTTTGCTCAAGAAGAAGATAGAGTTTGTATGGTTGGTTCTTCTGCTACTGCTACTGACGGTAACATCAACGGATTTATAACCGAGGCAAACGGCGTTGCCTCTAACCTTGGTATTGTTGCTGGTGCTACTGGTTCTGCAGCTAACTACAACGCTATTACTCTTGCTAACTTTAGAACTATGGTTGGTAAATTGCCACTTTATGCTGATACTGCTGATGCAAAATGGTATATGTCCAAGCAATTCTTTAATGATGTAGTTGCCAACCGTCTGGATGCTCTTGCTGGTAATGCGGCGTTGGACATAATGAACTTCCAGAATGGACGACCAACTCTTTATGGTTATCCTGTTGTATTCAGCCAACATCTTGCTTCAGTAGCTGCTGGTACTGCTAACACTCCTCTTTGTGCACTTGCTAACCTCAAGACAGGTACTGTTCTTGGTGATCGCAGAAGTGTTCAGATCAGTGTTTCATCTGATTACCTCTTCAATACCGATGAGTTGGCATTCAAGGCTGTTGAGAGATTTGGATTTACCTGCCACGATCCAGGTACTTCTACTCAAGCAGGTTCAGTTATCGTTCTCCGCAGAACCACATAATTTTATATTATTTGGTTTAACTATAAAGGAGGTAATACTGAAAGGTATTACCTCCTTTTGCTTTGATAAAATAATGATATCGAGGTGGTAAAAATGCCGTTAACTAAACAGCAAGCAGTAGATAAATTAGCAAGTATGTGTCAGGCAGATATTTTTCCTGTCTTAAATGTTGATATTTTGAATGAAATTATTGATGAAAATACTCGCTCAACAACTTGGACTGCTTCTTTATTTTATTCATATGGTTCTATTGTTCAGCCTACTGTTCCAAATGGCAGGTTTTATCGTGTAATTGTGCCTGGAACAAGTGGATTAACAGAACCAAACTTTCCAACACAAGGATATTCTGGTCAAGTAGTATCTGATGATGGAGATTTATTATTTGTTGATTATGGTCCAGCACAAGAAGAGATTTATGATGTTAGAAGTGCTGCCAGAGCTGCTTGGATTAGAAAAGCTGGAATTGTTGCTAATCTTACTGATGTAGAAGATGGAGAAAATAAGCTTTCATTGAGTAAAGTTTATGAGCAATGTATTAAAATGTCAAATCTTTTTAGACCGATAGAG